ACAAGGCACAGGAAAGACAGCGAGTGCTATATGGGCATCGGACTTTCTTATAAAACAAGGCGTGATAAACAGAGTGCTTGTAGTATGCCCGCTCTCGATTATGGATAGCGCATGGCGTGATGACTTGTTTACATTCGCCACACATAGAACTGTATCAGTGGCACATGGGTCAGCCGATAAACGTAAAAAGATAATACAGGAAGGGTCAGACTACGTAGTGATAAACTACGATGGTGTAGGTATTGTCCTTGACGAGCTGAAAAAAGGTGGGTTTGACCTAATTATTGTGGACGAAGCTACACACTACAAGAATGCTCAGACAAGACGTTGGAAGCTACTACGTCAGTTAGTGCATGATGACACGTGGCTATGGATGATGACAGGTACACCAGCTGCGCAGAATCCTACAGACGCATACGGGCTGGCTAAACTTGTAAACCCATACAAAGTGCCAAGGTTCTTTGGCGCATTTAAAGATATGGTTATGTTCAAGGTATCTCAGTTTACATGGAAGATACGTGCTGATGCCACGGACATAGTATACAGAGTCCTCCAACCTGCCATACGATTTACCAAAGAGGAGTGTCTTGATCTACCTCCAATGATATACACTAAAAGACAAGTGGAGCTAACAGCGCAACAGAAGAAGTATTACAAAGAACTAAAGACTAAACTTGTGTTAGATATAACAGGTGAACAAATCACAGCAGTAAACGCGGCTGTAACTCTTAATAAACTATTACAAATATCAGCAGGGGCTATATACACAGACGAAGGTGATGTATTGGAGTTTGACATTAACAATAGATACAAGGTGTTACGAGAAGTCATAGACGAGTCTAGCCAGAAAGTCCTTGTATTTGTACCTTTCAAACATGCAATAGATATATTAACAGATAAGCTACGCTCAGAAGGCATAACAACAGAGGTCATACGTGGAGATGTACCTGCACACAAACGCACACATATATTTAAACAGTTTCAAGAGGATGATAACCCACAGGTACTCGTGATCCAACCACAAGCAGCAGCGCATGGTGTTACGTTAACACGAGCTAACACAGTGGTGTGGTGGGGGCCAACCAGTTCATTAGAAACATACGACCAAGCAAATGCACGTGTACATAGGTCTGGACAAACACATAAATGCACTGTCGTACAACTACAAGGTTCTGATGCAGAAAAGCACGTATACAGACTATTAGATAGAAAAATAAACGTACACACAAAATTTATAGAACTTTACAAAGAAGTACTTGACTAAGGTACTTTTTACTATTATATGTTACTATATAATAAGAATAGGAGAGAGACATGGGTGACAAGATAACCCCTGACAAGTTGGCAAAGACGTATCTACGCATACGAGCAGAGAGATCTATGCTGTCAGCCAAGTATAAGGAAGAAGATGGCAACCTTATACGACAGTTAGATATAATAAAACAGGCAATGCTAGATCATTGTGAAGACCACAATGTAGAAAGCGTGAGAACTTCTGAAGGATTATTCTTTCGTTCGACTAAGAAGAAATACTGGGTCAGTGAATGGGATGCAATACACAAGCTTATTGTGGAAGAAAACGCACCTCAGTTACTTGACAAACGTATCAATCAGGCGAACATGAGAGAGTTCTTGGAAGAGAATCCTGATCTCAAGCCAGAGGGATTAGAGATTGAAGAAGAAGTAACAATTTCTGTGAGGAAGAAATGAATGAACCTTTTGTAACAATAGAGGACGTAGCTAAACACTTTAGCGTGTCCGTATCGACTGTTCGTGCTTGGGTAAGTCAGAAACACATACCTGAAGATACTTATGTAAGGATAGGTAAAACTCATAGGTTTCGTCTTTCAGATGTAACTGAAGCACTGACAAAAACATCTAGTAGCCGTAGCGAAGAAACAGTGAACGAAGATTCACTAGCGGAACTAGATGAAGATTTATAATATAGAGAGAAGGAGAGAAAATGGAACAATATATTATAAAAAACGTAGAGGCTTTGTGGCCTAAGATAAACACAACTTACCACTTTGATAGTAAAGCAGGTAGGTCTGTAACATGTGATGCCACGGCTGATGGCGCAGAATATTCTATACAGTTTCGTATGGATAATGCTACCGCTAAAGACTTATACTTTGCGATGTCTGAAGTGTACCAAGCCAATAGGAAAGACAAGTGGGCAGATAAGTTGGAGCGTATGTTCGTCAAAGATGATGAAGGTATGTTTACGCATAAGGCTAATTTAAAAGGTGCGTATAAAAATCAAACCACTGCTAAACCTATACAGGTTGATGCCAAGGGTAACAGATTACCCGCAGACTTCTTGTTGACCACAGGTAGCACAGTTAACATAGCTGTATCGTTTGTTCCATATGACATGGGTGGCAAGCAAAATGTTTCACTGCGTCTTAGAGGAGTACAAGTCATAAAGTACATACCTTATGAAGATAAAAATCCGTTTGAAGAAACTGATGGGTATGTGTTTGAGACGAAAGAGGATAATCCTTTTGATGCAGGTGAGACTGAAGTAGAGGATGCTGTGGCAGAGCCAAAGAAAGTTGTTAAGAAGCCCTCCCTTCCCACCAAGGACGCTGACGGCAACTTGAGTTCTATCGTTGACGATTGGGACGATTAATAGAACTACACCACGACTAGGCTTTTGCCGAAAGGATAACGTGCCGTATCTTGTCGTGGTGTCTTCGGCACAAGGTGGGAAAAATGGAAACAAAAGAATTTTTAGAGAAGGTTTTAGGTGATGGATACTATTCTGTACTGGGTCTTGGTGACAAGAAGGTACAAAGCTTCCATGCAACTATAGACGATGTAATTAAGAAGGCTAACGAGTTAGACGCTGAAGGTATCAACGCATACTTTGGTTTAGCCACATTCGAAACAAACAAAGACAGACGTGTAACAAACGTAAAAAGTCTGAGTTCTTTTTATTTAGATTTAGACTGTGGTGTTGGTAAAGAATACACCAACCAGAACGAAGCGTTTCTAGATTTAAAAAGATTTGTAAAAGCAACAGGATTGCCTCGACCCATGTTAATCAACTCTGGGTACGGGATACATGTATACTGGGTTCTTACTGAGAGTGTGTCATACGCTGAGTGGCTACCTGTAGCGCAGGCCCTGAAAGATACATGTATACGTCATAACTTGTCAGCAGACAATGGTGTAACTGCGGATGCTGCGCGGGTACTTAGAGTCCCTGGCACACAGAATCACAAGCGTGGTACACAGAAACCTGTCATGTTCTTTGGTACAGGAGAGTTTCGTAGCGTAGAGTTTGACGAGTTTTCTAGGCTCATAGGTGCAGAGGGCATCAGTATACCAACCAAAGTAGACAACGAAGAGAATGAGTTTAAGAAAGCTATGATAGAGAACTCTGAGAATAGTTTTAGAGTGATACTAGATAAGACTGTAAAGGGCGTTGGGTGTGAGCAGATTAAAAACATCATGGAGAACCAACAGGATATAAGCGAACCTTTATGGAGAGCAGGGCTATCTATAGCTAAGTTCTGCAACGATGCCGACAAAGCAGTGCATAAGATGTCTGAGAGACATCCAGAGTATAGTGAGAGTTCAACAGAGGAGAAAGTTGAGCGTATAAGTGACCCTTACTACTGCACAACATTTGAGGCAGAGAACCCCGAACCTTGCGCGGCTTGTCTGCATAAGGGCAAAATAAAATCACCTATATCTTTAGGTAAAGGTATAAAGAAAGCACCTGCGTCAAAGGACATACCGCTATACCCAGAGCCATACTTTAGAGGGGCGAATGGTGGTGTATATATGCGTTTTAAAGACAAAGATGGTAATATAGAGGACAAGGTGATATACCAAAACGACTTGTACGTGATAAAACGTATTATGGACGTGGAGGTGGGCGAAGCCATAGTCATGCGTCTGCATCTACCTCAAGATGGTATAAGAGAGTTTACAGTTCCGTTGACTTCTGTAACATCTAAAGAAGAACTAAGAAAACAACTGTCTATGCACGGCATAGCTGTATTAAGAATGGATGATATAATGGCATACACAACTACATGGGTAACACAATTACAAGCGAAGAGCGTGGCAGAAGAAGCTCGCAGACAGTTTGGATGGACAGATGATGAGTGCAAAGGCTTTGTGCTTGGTAGTGAGGAGATAACGTTAGACGAAACAAAGTTTAATCCACCCTCTACACCCACAGCAAGTTTGTTCCCGTCTTTTGAACCCAAAGGTACGTTGGAGGATTGGAAAGATACAGTAAACTTTTACAATCGTGATAACTTTGAACTGCATCAGTTTGTTCTGGGTACATCTTTTGGATCTCCACTGATGAAGTTCTCCCCTATAAACTGTGCTGCTTTGCATATATACAGCAAAGAATCAGGTGTTGGTAAGACAACTGCTATGGTAGCAGGGGCATCGGTGTGGGGCAGTCCAGAAGACTTGATTATGCACGAGCGAGACACGTACAACACTAAAATGAACAGGGGTGAGATATACCATAATTTGCCAATGTATATGGACGAGCTTACAAATACTTCAGGTAAAGAGTTGTCTAACCTAGCATACCAACTGACTGGGGGTAGACAGCGTGGACGTATGTCAGCAAGCAGTAACGTGGAGCGTCACAGAGGCGAAGCGTGGAAACTACTGGCTGTAACTACAGGTAACACAAGCATGGTAGAGCGCATAAGTATTATAAAAGCCATGCCAAAAGCAGAAGCACAGCGCATATTGGAGTGCCGTGTTAGCCGAATGCAGTTTGAGACAAAAGAAGAAACAGATGTGTTCAGTACCTGTCTACAAAACAACTACGGACACGCAGGTAAAGTTTTTATAAAACACGTTATGGAGAACCTAGAAGAGGTACAGAAGCTGATACGTCAGGTACAAGAGAAAGTGGACGCTAAAGCAGGGCTTACAGCTGAGAACAGATATTGGTCAGTGCTTGTCGCCTGTACGTTGACGGGCATCATACTGGCAAAGCGTTGCGGTCTGGTGCAGTATGACACCAAGAAACTGTTTCAGTGGGCTGTAGAACGTTTGAAAGAGAACAAACGTCAGGTCGAGGACATGAGTATATCTGTCGAGGAGACACTTAACGACTACATACATGAACATTGGAGCAATGTGCTATGGATAAAAAGCACAGAAGACTTGCGTAAACAAGAGGGTGACGTGGCTAACCTTGTTATACCTGAAGCTTTACCAAGGGGTAAACTTGTAGCCCGATACGAGACAGATTTAAAACGTGCCTTTCTTGTGCCTAAACCTTTGAAAGCATGGTGTGGAGAGCAACAAATAAATTATAACTCGTTTCTACAAGACCTTACAACTAAGCTGGGGGCCACAAAGATTAAGATGCGATTGAGTAGAGGCACACACATGAACTTGCCACCCACATGGGTTATACAAGTTGACTGTTCTATAAACGATGAGATTACGGCAGGGAATATTAAAATCGGATGATTTAAACCCTGATGGGGTGCGAATAGTCGTAAACTGGAGCAGTATGGTAACAGGTTCCTCTGTGTTTATCCTCTGTGTGAACGTTCAGGAGGCTATAAAGCAAATAAAAAACGTAGCAAAAACAAAAGGTTGGGACGTGAAAACACACGTGCGTGTAGAGAATAACAAATTAGGTGTTCGCATTTGGAGAATTTTGTGATAAATGTAGGGTGACAGGTTACACTTGTCACTCTCTTTCTCTTATGTGACCATCTTCGGGTGGTCACTCTTTTTAATCAAAGAAAGTATAATCCTCATCAAACTGCCGTTCGTGCATAGTGATTAAGTTTTTATTCGCAGATGACACGGACACACCATTGTGCTGACGTATGTTTTTAGACTGTTCTATATGTCTTTTCATAGATTTTGATATTGAATCGCCTGTAATCGCTGATAAAGGATGCCGTTTATTGTGTGCAAGTAAATCTTTTAACGCTTTATTCATCAGTTCTGTGTTACCTGTCCGTGCAGCGACATAGTATTGTTTTAGTATTTTACTCTTCTTTTTGTTAACCGCTGTGTCTATGCCCTTCTTTATATTGTTCTTCTCCATAGTGTTTGTGTACTCAACAGGAGGAAAACCAAATAGTATACCTGCCAAGTCCCCACCTGTAACGTCATCGAATATAGGATCGCCCCTTCGTGTTTCATAACCCTCTCTGGTTAGTCTACCACTTATAGGTGTAGGCACAATTTTATATATGTTCGCTATCCCTGGGGGTAAAAAGTTCTCTATGCTACGTTCTACCTTACCATCACTTGCGTCTTTGAACCCTTGCTCTATTCTTTTTACAGTGCTAAATGCAGGTCCACCGAAGTAGAAGAACAAAGATTCCTCTAAAGAAGCATCCTTATTGTATCTGTTCTCGTTTAGTAAAAGACCTGTTAAGCGTATTCTTGTCGCTACATCCACTCCTGTTAACGAGTTAACAGCTCCTTTGAATCCTTGCTCTCCTATGTAACTACGTACGATAGAGTCAAAGTCCTCCTCTTCGTCATCTAAGAAGAACAAGTTAGATATGACTTCAAACGCTCCGTAAAGCGGTATACCTTGCACTCCTGCAAAAAGTAGCGCACTAGCATGAACGCCTATTAACTTGTTACGAGCTATCCTCTTAGCGTTAAGTCTTTCTTCTCGCTCTTGCGTTGTTTCTCCTTCTACAGGAGCGAACATGTTATCTAAGTACTCTTTGCTTGTTTGCATCATGGTGGTGTACATGCGTATGCCGTAACTCTTATACATTAAGGCTACACGTCCCAGCCCCTGCTGCGCCCAGCGCGGTGCGGTTTCTAATACAGCACCACCGTTTGTCTCTTGTGTTTGTCGTAACGCCTTAAACGCAGCATCTCTCTCACTTAACTTACCATCCTGCAGAGCCAGATCATATGCAGCCATCAATGTTACTTGCCTGTTTAGCCTTTCTGCCTGATTAAATGGTATGGCTGATATAGCTACAGTATTGTTCATTAAAGACCGCCAGTCGCCTGTCTTTCGTCGCCCTGCCTCGTCAAGACCCAAAGCGTCCATCATAAATGATCTTGTTAGCTGTCCTCTGGACTGCGCTACTTCTACAAGAGTGGCAAACTTTTTTAGTTCCTGTGCTTCTTCAGGAGACACATCTAAATCTTTCTTTAGCACATACTGCCCGTTGATAACCTCAAAATAATTATCTAAAGAGTTCTTTGAATTGGCTACTCGTCTATACGCATTTGATATTGCTTTACCTGCATTAGCTAATCCATACTCTGCCCCTAGATAAGGATAAACAAACAACGGTATTTGAGATAAGTTCACTATAGCTGATGATACGTTAAACCCTATAGTGTATAAAAAAGCTCCTTGGTTAGCGTTCTTAAACCACTTTTCTAGTTCTTTGTAGTTTGCACCCTGCCTTGCAAATTTAGACCGCAGTGTCAGTTCTCTTGCAAGATTTTGCATATATTTGTTGTTTCCGTTCTCGGTAGCTATTGCGTTTATGTCAGCCTCTATACCTGAAATCTCCGCACTAAATTTTAGTTTGACTACATCTCTGCCTAAGTTAAACCCTTTAATTCTGAACGCTTCAAGCATGTTTTTACCATGCCCAGGATTACCTGTTCTACGTTGAAGTGATTTAGCATAAGACGTTTCAGGTAACGCATTTATAAACAATTCACCTATACTTTCTTTTAGGGCAGCACTTTGTTTTTTATCTATCTTGCTTTGATCTATTATGTCCATAACCTGCCGTACAAAAGAAGTTGGTGGAGCATTTTCTCTTATGTACTTATTAAAGTCGGACTGCGTGTCGGTAACTTTGACCTCTCCATCAGCTAACCCTTGCGCTTTTATTTCGTCAACTCTTCTGTTCTGTTCATTTATTGTAGACACCATCTCCACGACCAAAGGATCTTTGAGTCCCCTTGCCTTGGCATCTTTTGCTATATACGATATTTTATACGTGCCTTGCCGTATTAAAGGAAAATATACTTTTAGCTCTTTTCTATCAAATATCTCTTGGAATATACTCTTTATCTTTGTAGCAGACTTTCCGTCTAACTCAGATTCTATTCTACCAAATAATATATTTTGTAGTTGGTCGAAGTTT